GGTGATTACTGAGGGCTTCGGCGCGCACTAACAAAGTGTTAGCGGCTTACCGCCCCGGTTTCGCTTGCGTTGGTGCGCGCACGGGGTACTCTCCCCGCGCGCCGCATCTTTGTGCCGCAGGTTATGACTTGGAGGTGTTTAGCGGCCCTTGGAGGCAAGTCGCCTTGTGCGCTCTCCAAGGGCCGCTTGATCGCGGAGGGTAGCATGGACCCGTACATTGCTGAACGTGTCATCGCCCAGCTTGCGGCCATCGCAAATCAATTAGAACAGATTAACCATTTCTTAAGGAAACAGATGGAAGAACAGGCCGCGATAGTGCGGCAGCGAGCGGACGGTCAACCAGCCAACGTCGCGTACCTGTCGAGCAAATGGCCCCGACGCGACGGTGATAAATTCACGCAGTCAACCGGGCCAACAAAACCGGGTGCATAGCGCTCCGCTCGACGCCACCGATGTTGTTGTCCTGATCGTTCTCGTGTTTGTCGGCGTCTTGCTGATGATCGGCTTAGTGAGAACGAACCGTGGCGACGATCCGTGAAGGCATCTACAACCTTCTCTCAAGCGTCGAGATAGACACCAAAGAGGAAGGCCGCACGCATGTCGAGCCGTGGCCCTCACAACGATTGGTTATCGACGGTATTTGCAAAGGCATCGAAGAAGGCGTCCACGAGTTCGTCATCCTCAAATGCCGACAAGTCGCAATCACAACTGTCTGTTCTGTCGTGGAGTTATTTTGGGCGCTTGCTAATGCTGGCACTCAGGGCGCAATTATTGCTGATCGAACTGACAATCTTGAAAGGCTGCGCCGCATCTTTGCATCTTTACTGCAAACACTTCCCCCCGAATGGCGCGGACCTGAGCATGAAATTGTCCAGAATAATCGTGGTGGAATGGCCTTTAAGAATAGATCGGTTATTGATTTGCTTGCGGCTGCAAACAATCCGGACCTTGGAGCGTCTAGAGCGTTGAACATGGTTCACGCGACGGAGTGCGCGTTATGGAAAAGTCTGGCGGGTGTCGAATCGTTGAAAGCAAGCTTGGCGCGACAGAATCCGAACCGTCTGTACCTCTGGGAAGGCATCGCGAACGGGTTCAATTGGTATTACAACTTTTGTCAGCAGGCCAAGGCCGACCGCCACATGCGGTTCATATTCTGCGGTTTTTGGAGCAATCCAACTTATTCACTACCCCGTTCCGACGCGGATTATAGGGTTTATTGGGACGGCACGCTAACTGATGAAGAAATCACACGAGCGCGCTACGTCCGTCAGGAATACGGCGTCACAGTAACACCAGAGCAAATCGCGTGGTGGCGGCGGGAATCCGAGTACCGTGCCGAAGAATACATGCTGCGCCACTACCCGTGGCACGAACGCGAATGTTTCATCGCCTCCGGCACCGGCTTTTTCCCGGCGCAACGCACGCTTGAGTTGGGTGAACAGCTGGCGGACGGGCCGCCCTACAAAGGATACCGCTATATTTTCGAAGAAGATTTCCTGCGCTCTAAAATCGAACCGACTACTGATCCCGATAAGGCAATGCTGCGCGTGTGGGAGCCACCGGAGCCGGGGGGCATATACTGCATCGGAATTGACCCGTCTGGTGGCGGTGGCGGTGATGCCAACGATCATGCAATCCAGGTTCTCCGGTGTTATGCCGATCTGTGCATACAAGTCGCTGAGTTCCAAACCAACAAGCCCCTGACCTATCAACTCGCGTGGGTGCTGGCGCATCTTGCCGGGGCCTATAAGGATCACTTGGCCAATTTGGAAGTCACTGGCGTCGGTGCGGCGATCATGCCGGAAGTTCGCAACTTACGCCAGCTGGCCGAGCGCGGCATCCTGCAAGGCGAGCCGGGAGGTGACAACATCCTCAACATGATTGGCATGGTGAGGTGGTTTTTGTATAAGCGCCCCGACACAATGGGTGGCGCGGGCAATGTCGTTAATTGGAAAACAAACGCGGATAACAAGTCGCAAATTTATTCAGAATTGCGTGACAGCATTATGCTGCGTCGAGTTGAGTTGCGAAGCCATCGCTGCGTGTCTCAACTCCAAGCAATTGTTGAGGACCAAGGCTGGTTGGGCGCTGGTCCGGATACTGGCACGAACGACGATCTGGTGTCGGCGCTTACGCTTGCGCATCATACTTGGGTCGAATGGCGCAGACCCGGCTTGGTGGCGCGACGTTTGACCTGGGAATCGGTCAAGAAAGAACGGCCGCCCCAGGACATGGGAACGATGCTGTCGTTCGCGTTTTCTCAGAAGATGCAGGAAATGAATCGCAAAGCCGGCAGGCGACCGGAGAAGTTCTGATGCCAATTCGGAGGACTTATGCGTGCGAGGACTGTGGCAACTTCTTGGAGCTTGAAATATCCAGTTCCGAAATCGAAATGGAGGCCCCGGAATGTCCCGCGTGTCGTGCGCGAAGAACTACTCAGGTCTTTAAGGGACCAGGAATTATTGGCAGCGCAAGGTCCAGAGCGGTTGCGACAGCTGAGAGAATCGCAGCGGAGGACTATGGCGTCGCAGACATGCGCGTCGAAGGCCGAGAAGGAATGACCAACAAGGTCACTTACAAAGATCAAGGCACCAGAGTAGCGGGCCAACAATGGACCGGGAATCGCGAGGCCATTGAAGCTGCCGCCGCCATCGGCCGGCAAACCCGGCTCAAGTACGGCAGCGGCTTGGACGTTCTGCAACGAGCGCTCAAGAGCGGCGATCAACCAGATTTAATCGCGCTGTCAAAAAAGAGGTCGATGCGGGTGTGGTGAGGGCGACCCGAAGGCCGCCCCCGGTAGGACCACGCCGAGCCTGGACACGCTGCGTCGAGCGATGCCACGCGGAGCCGATCCTGGCCATGCCTAAAGCCATTGTTAATCACAGAATCGTTAAATGAGCAATGCTCAGAATCCCCCAAAATGTAACGGAGTGGTGTTGCGAAATTGTTGATGAGACAATGGCGTCCGCGCAAGAGCGGGCAATGGTTTATACGCGAGCCGCGCAGTATTACTACACCGGCAGTTTTGATTCCCGCGCCGCGATCCACAACAAAATCCGTCCTTTCATCGGCCGGCTGTCCGGCTTTCTGATGCAGCCGACAGACGTGCGGTTCAATCTGACGTTCGATTCGAGCGAGCCGCAGGACGTTCTCGACCGCGCCGAGTTGAGTTCGCGGAAGCTAACGGCAGACTTCCGCGAGGGCGATGCTGATGTCACTTTCGCGCAAGCCGTCACTTGGGGGCTTATCAACGGGTGCCACCTTCTCAAAGTAAAGCCGGCATTCGAAGGTTTTAAGGTCAATCCCGTCCACCCCCAAAACTTCGGCGTGCTGGCAGAGACCGTCCTGGGCCTCGATGAGCAAGAAGCCTTCTGCCACGTCACATTTCCAACTGTTTCGCGTTTGATGGCGATGCTCGATGAGCAAGACCATCCGCGTCGGAACGAAATTTTCACCCGCCTCATGGAAGCGCGCCAAAGCGAGCGGGATGAAGAAGAACCCACTTATTTCCACCAAATGGTCGTAGGCGGCCTCAATCCCCTGGGGAACATGGATGGCGATCCCCCAACGGCCGCCGGGATAGTCAATGTTTTTCCGGTGCCGACGCCGTGGCGACCACAGCGGAAACTCTCGCGTACAGTCAAGTTTTGCGAAGTCTGGGTCAAAGACGCCGATAGGGATGGCGACTATACTACGCTGCAATTGATCTACCCCGATATTCTGGTCGAAGGCGAAAAGACACGGCGCAATTTGAGCAAGGTGCCGGGTCGATCGCCGTTCGTGAAGGTCCAGGCCGAGGAGACGCCGGGCTATTTCTGGGGCCGCTCGACCATCGCTGACGTGCAGATGTTGCAGGATTTGATTAACAAACGATTAAGAGACCTCAAGGTCATGTGGGATCGCAACGTCGCTAATCCCAAGGCATTTTCCGGCTTTACCAACGTCACCGAAGAAGCCTATTTCAAAATCATGTCGGAAGGGGGGTTTATCAACGACCCAAACCCGAACGCCAAGTCTCAGGATTTAGTGCAGCCGCCACCGCCGAACTACTTGGAGGAATTGGAGTTCATATGGAAACTGTTCGATGAGGCGAGTGGCTTCACCCCCGTTATGTCCGGACAAGGCGATCCGGGCGTCCGCTCGCAAGCCCATGCGCAAACCCTCGTCCGGACTTCATCACCGCGCCTTATTGACCAAGCGGCTCGCATCGAGCGCCAGCTGGCCGACACCGGCTACCTCTGTATGCGGCTCATGCAAGCGATGGACCCAAGCGTTTACATCACCGAGAACGGAATGGAATTCACTCTGGCGCAATTGCCGGACGGCTATCAGGTCGTGGTGGACAGCCATTCGGCGTCGCCGGCCTTCGCGGAGGACAGCAAGCAAGTCGCCATCGGCCTAGCACGAGCCGGCGCGATCGACAGTGAAGACCTGATTCATTTGCTTCATCCACCGAGCGCAGAGTTGTTGTTGGCGCGGCTCAAACAACGGCAGAAAGCCCAGGCCGCCGCAGCCCAACAGCAAGAACAGAAAGATCAAGTCATCGCTCTGGCCACCGGGAAGCCTCCACAGCGGGCGGCTGGCGGACGCAAGCGTTAAGCCTGCATCCGCCCCATGCCATTGCGGGCCGGGTCTGGCCAAGGCAATCCTGGCCATGACAGACCTCGCCTCGCCGCCCTCCATAAAGCATTGATTCTACATTCGCGCCATAAAAATCGCGGATGGCCAATGTCGATCAAAGCCAAATGA